AAGTCCGATGTCTTTGGTCTTTCAAGCATCGAAACTGTTGATATGAAGAACCTAAGCAGTAAGACTATCCTTAAGACGTATGAAGAGATGGAAGCTGCAATAAGATCCAGCACTCGTGAAATCACTGAAGTTGTTGTGCACCACACAGATACATTTGAAGATCAGCCTGTAGACTACGATGATGTATATAAGTGGCACACTGACAGGAACTTTTCAGATGTAGGCTATCACTTCCTCATCCTTCGAAGTGGAGACTTGCAAGTTGCACGCCCTATATCCAAAAAAGGTGCGCACTGCCTTAAAGGACATAATAACTACTCTATAGGAATCGCATTTGTAGGCGGAAGAGTAGGATCATCTAAGAACGGTGGATCAAAGAGAAGCTCAACCACCTTTAGGCCTGAGCAGTGGAACACATTCAAGGCATTTATGAGAGCCTTCTATTCCGTCCATCCAGGCGGGCAGGCGTGGGGCCACAACGATATTGATCCTGAAAGAAGATCTGATCCAAACTTTGATGTTGTAGCATATGTCAAAAACAGCTTTGGTAAAGAAAACGTACAGACCCCTGAACAGGCTAGATCTACAGGCGGTCTATCAATCGATGAGATTATAGAGAGACAGTAATGGCTGGTACTATTGCATATACAGAGATCCTAGGATCCGGTAGCTTTAAAGATAAATCCGGAGGGTTTACGAAAGTTCGACTGGCCGATGGAACTATTCAGACATTTGAAGGTGACCGAGCCTTTAGAAACAATAATCCGGGAAACCTGACTGGTACTGCCAGAGGTGCAGAGAATCTTGGCGCCATAGGTGTAGACTATGGTGGTAACTATATCTTCTCATCTATGCAGAATGGCTTTAATGCGCAGAGGCAGTTCGTACTGAGAGAGCAGGGAGACAAGACCCTTGCCGACATGGTTGCAACATATGCTCCTCCTGGTGCAGATAACGATCCGTTTGACACCAACAAGACTTACCCCGAGTACCTAAAGGGTAAAGGGTTTGACCTCAATACTAAAGTAAAAGATCTTCCTGTAGCTGAACAGGAAAGACTCTTAGCCGTAATGATTCAAAAGGAATCTAAGCTGTCTGATGAGATCCTCGCACTAGTTAACATAGGAGATCGGTCTAATTTAGTATCAGGCCAGCAGAGAGCCGAAGCCGAAGAAGGTGAAGATGGTGTCAGCTCACTTTCAGACGATGGAATCTCTGGTGCAACCGAGCAGAGAAACGATCAGTCCTTGGCGCCTGAGACTGTAGGATTCAAAGATCCGTTTAAAAACTTTCCTAGGCAGGACTACTACAACGAGGCTACAACTAACAGGGCAGCCAGAGGCCAGTGGGAACCTAAGCCGCAGATGGGTGGTGGAAGCTATAAGGGTGGATCTTTGTTTCCTACAGAAGCTAATCCAGAATACCCCTACAACAAAGTAACTGAGACATCGAGCGGCCACAGGATTGAACTGGATGACACTCCAGGGAAAGAGCGTGTTACGATGGTGCATACTGTAGGATCTGGCATGGAGTTTCATGCCGACGGTATGGTTGTACTGAATGCACATGATAAGATGGTGCAGGTTGTAGGAGATGATTTTACTGTGTATGTCAGAGGTAACGGCGATGTTACCTTTGAAGGAAACCTGAACATGCATGTTACAGGTGACTATAAGCTCAAGGTGGATAAGAACTTTATCTTAGAGGTAGACGGCAAGTACATTCAGACTATCGGTCAAGGAAAGAACGAGACTGTAGAGGCAGATAAGATCAGTACTGTTGTAGGTAACCTTTCCGAGTCTATTACCAAGAACTCTACAAGGATGAGTCTAGGTGGTGCAAACATAATCACTAAAGGTAACTTCAACCTGTGGACAGACGGTAATGCAGAGTATGGAACTTCAGGCTCAACTCACCTTTCTGCTCAGACTGAGATTGATATCGCAACACTTGACTTTAATATGACGTCTGAGTACATGGCTCTCGTTGCGCCTGACGGAAAGGTTGGAGGGGAGAACATTACAGTTACCGGTGATACTTTTTCAGGTCAGACATATCTCGGTGATGTTTTCTCTGGAACAGCAAAGGCTGCATACTCAGCGGCCATATGGCCGGATGCTAGTGTCTTAAATCCTGGGGATCTTGCTAAACTGGCTGCAGCGAGCCTGGATATAGTAACTGATACTTTAGGAAACTCTAATAAGGGTATCTTAAAGATCGATGTGGATCCGGAAGAAAAGATCCTGCAGAACTTAGATCTGAGGGAGATGAGCACTGTAGGTGAAAACACATCCACAACATCTAAGCCCAGTAAGTACAGCTTAGAAAATACTCTAAACACTATTAACAACCTGGTGCCATAATGATTATTCGCAGAGACACTATCACAACTAGAGAAGTCAGGTCCAAGCTGAGGGAAAAGAACAACAGGAACGATGATCTGTTCATTTCCTTCTGCATATCTCTGGGAGTACTTGACTCTAACTTTAAGACTGCTGCTCCTGCGAGCATTTCTAGAATCATTAGTAAAGAGCCTAAGGGTAAGTTTGGAACCAGGAAGTATGGGCAAGGCACGACTGTAAAAGGTAAGTTTAAAGAAAGCCTGCAGCTAAATAGAATCATTCCTGAAAAGCAGTATAATCCAGTTAAAAAGACGGAGATCTTATCTGCAACTAAGCTGGCCAAAGGTGTACCTCTAGCGAGATTTGTATCTACCAACGCCTCTTCACAGGCAACTCTTAATGATTTTCCAGACCTGGCTGATAGAAAGAATCTAGCCAAGCACTACTATATGTTTGCACAGATGATGAACGGCGCGGCAAACCTTAGGGACAGGTTTGGTGCAGGATACTCAATCTCTGTAACTGAAGGTCTGTATCTACCTGAGACGACTGAGACATTAACTTCTGGAGGGATCAAGGATCTTGCAACTAAGGGTAGAGCATGTGTCTTTGAAGTCATGGACAGGAATGGTCTCAATGCCATTGAGAAGACATTTGAGCTGGCTGTGTACTGGAAAGACAATCATCTATTCGATAATTTAATCATGAGCTACGACACTGTAGATCCAAACACAGATCTAAACGCTCAGATCGTAGTCACTATGCCGGAAGTCTCTGACACCTTTACTGGAAACTTCAGTCGAAACGTAAGCACTGAATTCAACTATAAGACTTTAATCGATAATGCAATTGCAGAATGCAGCGTATAAATAAACTTAAAAACAAGGCAACTATTCATGGCAGTAAGAAGAAGCTTTTCGGTAGAAGACACTAATCTCAATAACACTTCGGTTATTGTTGCGTCTAGACCTGAAAACTACTCTGACATCGACTTGACTCTGGACACTAAACCTTCCGGAGACATTTTCAAGAAGACAGACGCTGCCTCAGTCAAGCAGTCCATTAAGAATATCCTGCTGACTAATCACGGTGAAAAGCCCTATGATTACTTTTTTGGAGCAAACTTAACATCTTATCTGTTTGAACTCAATGATCCTAGTATCGTAAGAGAGATGGAAAAGGATATTAAGTTCGCTGTAGAGAACTATGAACCGAGAGCTGAGATTCTAGAGATCCAGGTGATCAACAACATTGATGTAAATGATGTAAGAGTTGTTGTAAAGTTTAAAATTATTTCTACAGATGAGGTTGTTGTTCTTACGACTTCCCTTACAAGGATCAAATAACAATGGCACTACCAGCAAAGCAGACCATACATACTTCAAGCTTAGACTTTGATAACATCAAAGCAAGCATTAAGGAGTACTTGAACGGTCAGACAGAGTTTCAAGATTACGACTTTGAAGGGTCCGGACTTTCTGTACTACTTGACGTACTGGCCTTCAACACTCATCAGAACGCGCTGCTGGCCAACTTTGGATTGAATGAGTCTTTTCTGACAACTGCTCAGACACGATCAAGCATGATCAACCATGCTCTAAACTTAGGGTATGTACCTAGATCTAAGTCTGGCGCAAAAGCTACAGTGAATCTCTCAGTCAATCTTGTAGGCGTGTCTCCTAAACCAGCAACCATCACTATTCCAGAATTTACTTCTTTCACATCCGTAGTTGATGGTGTAACGTATACTTTCTACACTCTGGATGAATACATCGGATATGATAGGACCGGCACGGGAATCTATACCTTTGAGGTCAAGTCTGGAGATAAGAACATTGTTATCTCTGAAGGTCAACTTAAGACTAAGACGTTCAAGTGTAATGATGCTGCAGAGAGGCAGGTGTATGTCATTCCTGATAAGAACTTAGACATCTCTACACTCAGCGTAACTGTGTTTGACTCTCCTACATCCGAAGAGTTTGAGATCTATGAGAGAAACAACGACATTAAAGAGTATAACGAAGATACCAAGTTGTTCTTGCCGGTAGAGACATATAATGGGTTCTATGAGATCAGCTTTGGAGACGGTCAGGCAACGGGGCGAGCTCCAGTTCCAGGTAACGTTATCAAGGTACAATACCTTGCATCTAATGGAGTCGCAGCTAACACCGCAAACGTGTTCAGCCCAACAGATCAGATTGAAATCAACTCTCAGTCCTACAACATTATCGTGACTACAGTATCTAGAGCAGGTCTAGGTGCAGAGAAAGAATCGGTGGAGTCTATCAGAAACAATGCTCCTTTGAATCTTCTGACTTCATCCAGACTGGTTACTTCTGGAGATTATAGGACTATCATTCAGTCTCGTATTCCTGGAATCAAGTCTGTAAACGCCTGGGGTGGAGAAGATAATGTTCCGGCAAAGTACGGTAAGGTTCTCGTGTCTCTCATCTTTGAAGATGATGTTGATGAAACTCAGAAGACTTTAATTCAAAACACTATTACTGAAGACATTACAGACAACCTCTCAATCATTTCGGTTGGAATGGAGTTTGTAGATCCAACGTTTACATACCTAAACACTATCACTGAAGTTAAGTATGACGAGTCCTTGACAAACCGGACTCCTCAAAGTATCGAGAACTTAGTAAAGACTAATGTATCGACATTCTTTAATGATAACTTAGGTAAGTTTAATGATGTCTTTAGAAAATCAAAGCTGACTACTTCTATTGATAACACAGACAACGCGATCTTATCCTCAAACGTATCGATTGAGATGGAATCAAGATTTAATCCTGTCGTTAATCCTAATACTAATCAAATCGTTTCTTCGGATTACGAGATCTCATTTGTAAATCAGATCTCACAACCAACTTTTTCTGCTCCTGTAGTTAAGAGTGACTTCTTTACATTTAAGGGTGTACTTTGTAACATTCAGAACAAGCTCGGATCAACTAAGCTGCAGATCTTTGATCAAGAAGGCAAGATCCGACAAGACAATGTCGGAGAGTATGTACCCGATTCTGGTAAAGTAAAGCTTAAAGGCTTTACTCCGGTGTCTATCTCAAGCGGAAATTCTTTCTTAAAGATTAAGGCTACTCCAAAAAATGATTCTACTATCAAGCCTTTAAGAAACAACGTTGTTACTTTAGGTGAAAACTTAGTTACTGCAGTGGCTGATGTAGATGCTGCTAACTCTACAGTAGGTACAACTGACTGATGGCTGAAACACTCGTTGATCTTGACCGCAATGACCTGATATATAATCAACCTATAGTTGATAATGTACTTCCTCAGTACTTTCAAGATCAGTACCCGCAGTTTGTTAGCCTTTTGGATAAGTACTACGACTGGCTAAGAACGTATACAGATTCCGACGGCAGGACTCCTATAGGAGAGCTTGAGGATATTGCATACCTTAAAGACAGAGAGATCACTCCAGAAAGATTCTTAGACTTTATCTATGATGAGCTTACAGTTGGCCTGTCCCCAGATAACTTTACTCAATCTAGATTCTTTGCTAAGTTCTTGCCATTCTTTTATAAGACAAGAGGAACTGCAGTATCTGCTGAAGGCTTCTTAAAGTTCTTAAATGGAGATGACATCGAGCTGTCTTATCCAAAAGATCAGACCTTTGTTGTAGGTCAGTCTGAACTTGGCTCTGAATCTTTGCGGTTCATTCAAGATTCTTATTACTATCAGATCTACTCTATCCTGGTCAAGTCTCCGGTTCCTGTTTCTGAATGGAAAGATCTCTATAAGCAGTACATTCATCCTGCCGGTTGGGAGATATTCTCAGCCCTATTCATTGAAGGTATCGCTAACAATGTAAGCATTGTAAATCCAATGCCGACTGCTGTCGAAGAAGCTACACCTCTCATTGTATCTAGCTTGGCTGAATTTGATGTTCAAGCGATTGGATCTAGAGCCAACATCACTGCAGTTGATGCTACTATTCAGAAGCGTATGTATGTTGATGGCGAGTACAACTACTACACTGCACAGGAAGAAATACTGTACGATTCACCGTACAATCAGTACAACGATCTTACTGAACCTCTTAATCCTAACTCAAGATTGTTCAGCTCAACTGACGATCAGACTTACCTCAACTTTAATCTAGCTAACTCCGATGGAACTCACACCATGGATGATTCCGACAGCGCCGGCGGATCGACTATCTTTACTCTTGATAGATTGAATGTCTTTAAGACTATCGACTTCTCCAACACTATTGAGACATTCGATGAAGCTAAATTTGATTATTACAGTGACTCTTAACTCAACATGTTGTTATAAATAATTTAAACACTTATAAAAGGTCTCCTCTCAAATGCCTTTAACATATTTAGATTCAGACTACATTCTTGATCGCGGTCTTATCGCCAACGATAACCTGGGTGATACTTTACGTGAGGCTGCCTTTAAGATCAATAACAACTTTGAAGATCTGGACTCTGCAATCAACCTGGTTGCAACCACTCCTTTAGGTACCACTTCAAAGTTCTCGGTTGCCCTTAATCTTCTTGACTCTGTGGGTAGAGCCGGAACGCTCCTTACAGATCGTCTGGGTGTAGGTGATCCTGTCTACTACGATACTTCTTCCGGACTATGGACAGGCGCATACGCAGACTCCGAAAGATATGCAACCCACGTTATTGTAAGGTATCGCTCCATTGACAGCAATCAGATCTTTGAGATTGCAAGTACCGGTACGTTTGATCTGGACTCAGACAGCGCATCTCCTACACTGACAGCAAACAGAGAGTATTACTTACCTGACTCTGCAGGTGGAGCGCTGTCTACTGTAAAGCCCCTGAGCGGTGATTATCAAGAGCTCTACTACGCTCTTGACTCCGACACCATCGATGTAAATATTGGCACTCATAGTGAGCGTAGAGTATACTTCGAGCAGGTACCTAGTATTTCTGGAGGGCAAACAGTCCTTTCTGGATTAGATTCAGTGAATGTGACTGATCTTGACGTCTATAAGAACGGTATACTTCTTTCTAAGTCTCTTGACTATGTGGTCAACAGCGAGACTCAAATCACAATGATTACTTCTCTTGATGATTCGGATATTGTAAGAGTCAGATCAAATACCAGCGACAGGGTGGCTTCTTCAGGCGGTGGAGGTGCAACTATCCTTTCCGATGGATCAGATATCGGTGTTTCATATGGAGTAGGCGGCCAGTCAGTTACACTTAGCTTTGACAGTGCTGCGTATATTAAAGCTGGGGCTGCTGGTCAACCAAATGGTGTTGCGCAGCTGAATGCTTCAAGTGTAGTTCCAGTAGCTCAGATTCCTAATCCAGTTCCAAATGCAACTAATGCAACTTTTGCGACTAGCGCGACTAACGCTGACAGCGCCAATTTTGCGACGACTGCAGGAACCGCTACAAATGCCACTAACGCTACGAATGCCGACAGCGCGGCTACAGCTGCAAAATGGACCATTGCTAGAACCATTACTTTCGGCGGAGACTTAACCGGAAGCTTCAGTATAGATGGTTCTCAAGATGTGACGGCTAATGCGACAGTCACTGGAGGAGGATCAGGTGGATTTGTATCTGGAACTAAGATGCTCTTTCAGCAGGCTGCCGCTCCGACCGGCTGGACTATTGACACTACTCATAACAACAAGGCACTGAGAATTGTAAATGGAACTGTGACTCCTAGCAGCGGAGGGTCAGTTGCCTTTACTACTGCATTTGCAACTTCTAGAGCAGTGTCTGGATCTGTCGAAGGAATTTCCTTGACAGAGGCTCAACTGCCATCACATGACCATGGAGATGGAAACCTTGCAGTCAGTAATCACTCTCATGATATGGATGCCGCATCGCAGGGTATCTCCGAAATCAATAGCTCGTCTTACCAGTTTAGCCAGAACTACAATACTGTGAATATCTCCTTCGCGGGCGGGAACGTTTCAACTAACGTCGTGACGGGTCTTAATCTACCTGTAATAAACAATGCGAACTTCAGTGTCAGCCGCCTAGGTAACGCCATGAATACCAGTAACGAATCTGCTAATATCAGTGGTAATACAGGCAATGCTGGATCTGGATCTACCCACACTCACCCTTGGTCCGGTAGCGTCAACGTTGGTGTACAGTAT